GGCATAAGGAATATTTGGATTTTTATTAGTAAAGTTTGCTAAATAACTGGAATAATCAATAATTGTTTTAGCATCTTTTACAAATTCCTTTCTTGTTTTAAAAATTTTAATGTTCATATTTTTTAATTTTAAGTTAATATTTTCTAAACCCCTCCAATTCGAGGGGTTTAATTGCCTTTTTACAGAAAGCTAACTGTTGTCAACCCTTGAAACTTACCAAAGCGATGATGGTAGGTTGACTTGCTCGTCCCAGAGGTTTAGTATTAAATATAATTAACTAAACTTAACCGCTTGATTAATGAAGCTCTTTCGAGCGATTTAACTAGCTCAACTTGCGTTGTCTAATATTTCTGCACTCTTCTTTACCTAGGCTAGGTTGCGGTCTTTCCCAGCTGTATAGCCGTTTTTGACTGGTGCGAATTTTACTTCGTTCAAAAACCACTTGCGGGAGCGACCCACCGAATATTTAAATAATTAATAATGCCAATCCCAACTAAACTGCCAAGCAGTTTCTCCGTTGCAAATATCTTCAAAATTTACTATTTCTCCTTCATCTAAAAGTTTAGCATCTTTTGACCGCATTTTGATTATTTGTTTATCACCATTTTTTAGATAAAATATTCTTTTACCAAAAATGCTATCAAATACATTACCGCAGTCTCCTAATGCCTGTATTTTTACCTCATCTTTAAAAATTACATTATGTGTTATTTTTAAGATTTTTACTTTGTTTTCCATTTTTTATTTTAAATATTTATAAAGCTAGTGTTGGCAAAGATTTGCACTTTGCATGAACAAACTGAAAGCAATAACTCCAGCGTTAACTGTAAAAGTGTTTTTCTTATATTGTTAAAGTAAGCGTCTACCTATTCCGCCACAACACTAGCCATTTAAATATTTATAAAGCTAATGGAACTGAATTTGAATTTTTATGTCCAAATTCTACAGCTTGGGTTCCATTAGCCATTTAAATATTCACGATTTTGGCTGACGGAGTAGGACTCGAACCTACGACATTAGAGTTAACAGCTCTACGCTCTACCAACTGAGCTATCCGCCAATATTTATTTACGATTTTGGTTGGTAGAGAGGGATTTGAACCCACGACCTACAGCTTAGAAGGCTGTTGCTCTATCCAGCTGAGCTACCTACCAATTGGTATCAGATGATGGATTTGAACCACCGACCCAAACATTATGAGTGTTTTGCTCTAACCTGCTGAGCTAATCTGATATTTATATTCACGATTTTTGGTGGGGGTGAGGGATTTGCACCCTCAATCCTCTATTTTTCAATAAAGCGAAGCCCTATAGCTAACCCCCGTATTTATTAACAAAGCCCCGCATACTCTTTCGAGATTTCTTACTGCACCTCACGAAACCGCTATACACAACTCCGCTTTGTTATGCCCTCTATATTCCCTCATGCCGAAGTCCATCGGCTGGTCTGCTTCTATTTTAAATTAAGTCTTAAAGCTTGACTTTTTTATTTTTAAAAGTCTTTTTATCAACCTTCGCAACCCATATTATACAGGGCTTTTTATAATGCAAGCATTATTTTTAAAAATAATTAAAATATTTTAACTTGATTCAAATAAAGATCCGATGCCAACAAAAAAAATTGAAAAAAGACTTGTAAGCAAAACATAAGCCTCTCTTTCTTTTATTAGCCAATTTATAAAATTAAAATCTCCCAAAACAAAAGAGAATATTAAATAAAGAATAACCGCAATATGCGTTATAATTCCTACAATTGTAAAGTATTTCATGATTTTAAATATTTGTTTTGAGCCATTTTATATAAAAACTTTGCTTGCCAGTTCCAAAGATTAAATTTAAATTTACCCTCTATAACTTCATCTATAACTTCATAATGTATAGAATCTTTTCTTATTGTTTTGCAAAAAAAGATTCTACTATTAAAAACTTTTTCGTCAAAATAATAAATAAGTTTTGATTTAGAAAATTTATAGTTTTTGTTAATATCGTTAGATTTAATTAAATCCCACAACACTATAAAATTTAATATTTTTCTCATAAAGTTGTTAATACTCCCACTATTGCAATTAAGCACGGCAAAACTATAATAACTGTCAACATTTAATCTCTCCTTTTTTAATAATAAAAATACCCTACGGTAAGCTTAAATAAAGTCCATAAAAACAAAAACAATCCACTCATAATTATTATAATGATTAAAACATCATCGTCTTTCATAAAATTTAATTTAAGTTAATAACATTCACTAATTCTAATTGTGATTTCGGAATTACTTCGTCAATCCACTTATTCTTAATAATACAGCTATCCGCACTTGAAAGGATAATCTTCGCCTGCGAATACCCTTTTAATGTTTCAGCTTTATCGACTCCTTTTATATCTTCTTTCTCAAGAAAATTATCGAGTATGATAAAACTAAAAATATTATTTTTAAGTTCAATAATTGCATCAACAAAATTATCAACGCAAGTTAAATCAACATCTAATATTTTAGCTTGATGTTTTAATAACAATGTTAATATTTCCGAGTCTTCGATTAATAGAATTTTAAGCATAAAATATTTCATAAATTTTTTCAGCTTGCTTTTTAGCGGAAGCTCGAAGTGCAAGCCAATCTTCATCACTCATTTCCATATTCGCTTCAATTTCTTGAAACGGCTCCATTAAACTAACAATTTTTAGTTCAATTTCCTTTGTAAACAAGTTATTATCGATAGTCATTTGAATTACATCATTCATAGCTAAAATAGCTTTGTGTGTATTTACTTGGCTATTTTGTTTATTCATGATTAATTTGATAGCCTCGCAAGCTAATTTATCTAATCGTTTAGTTAATTGATATAATCTTTCTTTCTTGCCGTGATCAGCTAAAATATCGACATAGCAATTAGTGCATAACTTAAAAAATTCTTCTGTTCTAATCTTAATGCCATTAAAAGCTAGCGTGCCAAGAAAATAAGGCAAGATAACAATTTTGATTAGATTTGCGTCTGATATGTATTTCATAATTCTTTGTTATGATTGTTAATAAACTCATCTAAATTAAAAGATGAATTTTGTTTTATAATTTCGTCGATTTTCTTAAAATTACCCGCCGATATTAAGGCTTTGTATTGTTCAACGCTGTCGAAGTATTTTAAAAAAATATCTCTGTTCTGATGATAAAGTTTTGCTTTACTTGCATTTTCAACAACATTCGCAAGTATGTGTTTAATATGTGTCATTTGCCTCCCAGAATTTGCTTTGTTTGCCGTTAAAGTTAAATAAAATGTCTCCGCATTCGCCTTCACGATTCTTAGAAACAATTATATCTGCTTTACCCTTTACATTATTGTAGCATGTAAGCCAATCGCCATAATGTTTTGAGTGTTCGGGAACTTTTTCTCGCTCCAAGAAATATTCTTCTCTATGTGTAAACATAACAATATCCGCATTTTGTTCTATAGCTCCCGAGTCCCTTAAATCGCTCAGGATTGGTCTTTTATTTTCTCTCGAATCTCCAGCCCTCGATAATTGCGATAAAGCCACAACAACAATATTGAAATCTTTTGCTATTTTCTTTAAGCCCTCGGCAATTCTTGATATTTGTTGTTCTCTTGAAAATTCTTTACCCGAGCTTGCGATTAATTGCAAATAGTCGATACAAATCATTTTAATATCATTTTTAAGCATTGCCCGTTTAATTTTACTTCTGATCGTTAAAAGATTTATGCCGTTTTCTTGGTCTAATATTAAATTATAATCTTTCCAAGTATGCCTATTATTTTCTATTGATAGCTTATCGGCTTCGGTTGTTGCTCCGATTTTTAATCTATAGGCACTTGCTCCAGTTGTTTCATTTAGAAATTTTCTTGCCAAGCTTTTGTCCGATACTTCCATTGAGAAAAATAAAACTCCATGGCTTAAAGAAACATTTTTAGCAAAGTTTAAACAAAATGTAGTTTTTCCGCTCGATGGTCTGCCACCGATAATAACTAGATTACCAAGCTCAAAGCCTCCTGTTAGAGTATCTAATTTATCAAATCCTGTAAAGATTAATTCTTTTTGATGATTAGATAAAACATCATCAATAACTTTATCAATCTTTTTAGGCTGATTAGACATGTTTATTGATATGTCGGCTATTTCTCCCTCTAATTTTGTTTTAATAGCATTAAAATCGCTTGTTTTATCGCTTATTATCGAAGTTAATATCTTTTTTAGCTCTCTTATTTGCCATAATCTAATTATTTCATTTGAATAAGATTCCATATCAACCAATCCACTAGTAGCATTAGAGAGGTTTTTTATAATTTTAACATCAATTTCATTATTTTTAACAAATGTTGAAATAATCCTAAAGTCAACAACCTCACCAGCTCCGATTCTTTTAATGACTTCTTCGAAAATCTTTTGATAATCATCGAAGTAAAAATGTTTAGCTTCTAAGTTTGGTGATTTTAACAAATACATGTTATTTGAAAGAATAGTGCCTAGTAGGGCTTCTTCTATCTCTTGATTAAAATTTTCTTGTTCCATGTTATTTGTCCAATAAATGTCTATATTGACTTAAAAAACTAGGTTTGTTGCCGTCTGCGTGTGGGTCTTTAAACCTAAATGCAGGAGGTATTTTATTATATAAATCTCTCCTTAAAAGAACCTTGCAATTATCAATAAACTGATTGTTTGTTAAATTGCTACACTCATCAAAAATCAATTGAAGCTTAATTTTAAAATCTGATTCAGTAATAGAAACATTTTGGTCGATTCTCATTTGTGAAGCATATTTTAAAACAACTTTTTTATTTAGTTTTTCTTTAAGCTCATTTTCTTCTAATGGCTTAAGTATATCATTTTTAACTTCTAGTAAATTATTCATTAAAACCTCCGTTTAAATCGTTTAATATTGAATTGTATTGGTCTAATGCTGATGATTGATTATTTTTACCTTGTGAATTTCTTTTGACATAATCCTCAATTTTAGTAAATTTTTCTCTAAGACTTTTAGCTGATTGAATTACTGGAAAATATTCTTTACCATAATTATTTGCTATTGTTTGTATCGCTTGTTTTACATCTTCGATTGGATTTTGTCTAACTGATAAATCTTTCTCTATTAATTTTTTAATTTCGTCTTCCCAATTTTTAGAAGATAATTTTCTTTGAAGTTTTGCTTTTAAAATAAATAATAAACCATCTGATAGTTTTTTATAAATAGAATTAGCTTCATTTATAATACTTTCATCTGGGTTAGGTTTTGGGTTAAGCGGATTTGAACCTATAGGTTTATTTTTTTTTAGTTTTGGTCTTCCGCCCATCTTTCCATTTTCTTTGCTTGCTATTGATTGCTTAAATCTTTTCTCAGCATCTCTTTTAATATTATCAATAATTGTAGCAACAACCATTTCAACTGCTAAATCATCAGTTTTTAAAATTTCAAAAGTTTTATTAAAACAAAAGATTATTTTAAAAACTTCTTTGATTTGTTCACCAGACATTTTAGAAAAATATTTTTCCCAATAATCTGTATAAATCAAAAATCCT